TGCCTCGTAAAGCAGCTCCTTTACCTCTGCTTTCTCCTTTGCCGTAACCAGGTTTATGTGATTGGTCTACTTTCACTTTCTTTGGTTGTGACAAAGGTATAGTCCCTTGACCTTTTATTGTTATGGAAGTTTTAGCTTTCATTTTTACTCCTTACTATTTTTTAGTAGTTTTCTTTTTAGCAACTGTTTTTTTCTTTGCAGTTGTTTTCTTTTTGGTTGTTGTTTTTTTGGCTTTCTTTTTAGGTGCTTTACCACCTTCCCAAGCCTCATTAACATCCGGAGTTGATAGGTCATCAGCTATGTAATGGCCTTTATCATCTCTTGCTCTTTTTACTTCTTCTACTTGTGCAGCTTCTTGTATCTTATTTTCAGCTTTTTTTGCTTTTATTTGTTCTACGATTTTTTCATTGATTGAACTTGTCATTTATTCATCCTCGCTTGTAAATCTATTAATTTTAACTCAGCTTGTTGTTCCAATCTTGCTTTTGCAATTTCATTTTTTTCATTGCCAATGCTTGCTTGTTGGTCAGCTTTTTGTTGCTGTAATTGTAGCTCAGTTCCTTTTTCCATGGCATCTTGTTGTTCTTTAGCCATAAACTGTTGATTCTTCATGTCTATTTCTTTATCACGCAATCCAAGTTCTTGTTGCCTTATGGCTACAAGTGGGTCGTCTTGTTGTGGTGGTTGTACTGAAGATAAAAATTCACTTGATAATTGAGCTAGTATTGGTGAACTAAATGTTTCAATTATGCTTTGTATTTGTTGCTGTAGAGCCATTTGTGATTGTGGGTCTAGCTGTTGCATTTGTTGTGCAGCTTCCTGTATTTGTTGCTGTACCTCTGGTGGTAGCTGTTGTTCTGCCATTTGATTAGCCATAAATTGTAAATGTTGCATAACATGAGCAATAATGACCGATTGTAATTGTGGATTCATTATTACCGCTTGTGTTAAAAACAATGATTTATGTGCTTCTACATGAGCTTCATGGTTTTGTTCAGGGAAGGCTTGTTGTGGTATGCCTTGCAGTAAACCACTATTTTCAATACCTGCATCAACAGGTTTGGGTGTATTGTCAGCCGGTGGTGTTAAAAGTGTTTCTATATTATCTACACCTAAAGCAGCATACATTCTTCTGTAAGCCTCATAGATACCCTGTGGCCCGTGAAGTTGTGGGTTTGATTGCACCATAGTCAATAATTCTTGTGCCATTATGACTCTTTGGCTCATAGAGAATATGTTTGGGTCAGATACCGGTATCACATCTACTTTTGCATCAAAATCTTGTAACTTAATTTCTCTAGGACCACTACCTGTTTCGTACGGATATACAGGCGGTAAAAACTCTTGAAACACTCTTGCAAGTATTTTAAATTCGTTTTTTTGTGAATAATGCAACCTTTTGTGTATTGCGCTCATAACTTTTGTGCCTTTTTCTAATAAGGCGACAGTTGTTCCAACAGGCATAGCAGCGTTAGAATCGCCGATATTCATGTCGGCTATGGCAGCAAACCTTTTGCCCGACTCAACCAATAAACCAAGTAGTTGAAACAATACATTGCTTGGCTCTTTGTATGGTAGTGGCATCAATGAATCACGCAATGCTCCGCCGGGTGCATCTACATCTCTAAATTCACCTGGTTGTAAGGGTGATGCCTCATCTCTTATTCTTATACCTCTAGCTTTAAAACCGGCTGGTAAGTTGCTTAAAGTACCTGCGTCAATTAATTGTCTAAGTATTGATGTGGAGGCTTTAGATAAACCACCAATCATGTGTGACAAGCCAAGGCCATAAAAACCTAGTCCTGGTAAAAACTTGTACTGTACAAAATAATTAATTTTGTTGCGCATAGTGTCTTCGGGTACATAGTTTCTTCTAATTGATAATATTTGTTGTGAAGAATCATCTATAGTAATGATATAAGGTATTTTTAAACCTGTTGGCTCGCCCATATCATTTACATCTTCAAAGCCTTCTATTTCTGCAACGGTGTGTATTTCGTATAACTTTCTTTGCTCATCTTCGCCGTAGTCAGGCTCAACGCCTTGTATATCATCTATTTCTTTGCCTATATCATCACGATTTATGTTTTGGTTATCGCTTAAATCTACATCTGCATAAAAACCAGATATTTGCATTTTTCTTACTTCGTTGTTGCTCATTGATACAACATGCGTAACTCTTTCAGCAGATAGCAAATCAGTAGCATTGTAAGGCACTAATAAATCTTCAGCAGGCACAAACTTAGATACAGGTCTGCCTTTTGCTGCGTCGTAATAAACTTTCTTAAAAGCACTACCTGATAATGGTAGATAAAATAGTAATTGGTCTAAGTCGGGGTCATACTCAGGCATTTCGTTCATGATGTAATAATTCATAAACTCACAGACTCTCTCAGCCTGCATTTCTGTGTTCATATCTCTTTGACCTACAACCTGTGTTTTAATAGGGCCTTGTGCAGGTAGTAATTCTTTGTATGCTTGTGCTTGAAACTGTGTCACAGCTTCAGATAGTATTGGATGTATGACACCACTTGAGCCTTCAAATGGTTGACTTCTTTGTTCGTCAAACCGCATACCAAGGTACTTAAGACCGTCGGTATATGTTTTTTCCCATTCTTTTCTTGATTCTTTGTCGCTTTCTACTGAAGATATTAATTTTGCTGACATTGAGCCTAAAATAGATTCATCTAAAAAATCAACCAAATTAGCGTCAAAAGGTATATCCTGTTGCACTTCTTCCATTGGCTCATCAAAAGATATTTCATCCTCATTAATGCTTATTTCTAAAGCATCAAACATAGCATCATCAAATGTTTGTTCTGGTGCTGCTACATCAAACTCTTCTGTAGGCACATTTACAGACTTACTTTGGTCTATTACGTCCGGGTTATCTTCTGTTCCTAATTTTCTTTCAGTTACCATTTATTTATTCTACACCTATAATTTCTTTATACATAATCACTCTATCTTTTTCTGCTTCAATAGGATTTTTATAGCTTTGTATCGCACCTGATTCTATTAAAGACCTATACTTGTCTAAAATCTTGTCATTATCGACAATAACTTCACCTGTTTGTGGGTCAAAAGCAGGTAACAAATAGTGTCTATCAGGTGCATCGCCTACAGATACTATTTTCATAGTAACCACCTTTTCGCCCTCTTTGCCCTGTACACCTTTGTTTAACACTTCGTTATGAAAATTTTGTAAAAATATTTTATTTTTGCTAAATCTTTCGTTTTTACCAATATTTTCAATCACAGTAAATCCATTATATCCATAAAATCAATAATATGTTAATGCCTTTCTATCAACAGACATATCATCTTGATAATCACTGTCTAATTCTACTAATCCGCCTTGTCTAATTCGCATTAAAGCCATGGTGGATGAATCGCAAAAGTCGTCGTTTTCACCAAATGGAAAAGCAGCCAACTCTTCTATTACTTCTTCTGCAAAAGCATCTTCTGTAGCATATACCATACCACTTTCAAACATAGGCGCAATAGAGTTCATTCTTGCTACCTTGTCTTGGCCTCTGCTTGGCGAATAAGCCTGCACAGGTATGCCTATCTTTCTAAGCTCTTGTGTTAATGGTGTACCACTTGCTTTGGCCTCAATCAGTACAATATCTGGCTCCCAATACTTATACTCTTCTAGTGCTATGTTTTTTAACTCTGGAAAATCTACTCTATGCCTGCTTGCGTCTAAAAGTATAATTGCGCTTTCACTACCATCTTCCGGGTCAAATATTCCCCATGTGGTTATTGCTGAATAGTCAGCAGTTTCTTTGGCACTAAAAGCAGTATCGTAACTTTGTATAATACATTGACAGCTTGGTATCGCTTCTTTCTCCCAAGTCTGCCACCATTCTCTTTTTACAATAGAACCACTTTCTGCTGTTGGGTTTTGCATCCATTGTGCGTTCCATTTGCTTATGGGTAGCGAAGCTTTTACAGATAATAATTCTTCTTTTTTCCAAAACTCACTCCATAAAGGCTCTTCAGAGTCAGGCATTATTGCAGGAAACTCAACCACTTCCCATTGGTCTGCATGTGTTTCAGACTGTCTTTTAAGCAATCTACCAGCCAAATCTTTTGTACTCCAACGAGTCATAACCAAAACGATGGTGCCGCCGGGCTGCAATCTTTGGCGTGGTCCACTTGTGTACCACTCCCAAGCTGCATCCATTGCAGTCGGCGACATTGCATCTTGTTCTGAGTGCGGGTCATCAATAATAAGTAAGTCAGCACCACGACCTGTGATTGCGCCACCTACTCCTGAATAGAAAGCTTCTCCGCCATCGTCGGTTGTCCAACGGCCTGCTGACTTGTTATCGCCTGATAAGGTTATGTTTGGAAATATGGTTTGATACTCCTCGCTGTCAATAATGTTACGAACTCTTCTACCAAACCTAACGGCTAACTCAGCCGTGTGAGTTGCTTGTATAATTTTTAAACTTGGATTTAGACCCATCATCCATGCAGGAAAATAAGTAGATGCAAACTCTGACTTGGAGTGTCTAGGTGGCAACATAACCATTAATCTTTTGCATTTGCCTTGTGCTATACGATTAAGTTTTTCTGCTAAAATTTTGTGATGCCTTCCCATAATAAAGCCATCCCATTGAAATTTAACAAACTCTAAAAAATCATCTCTGCATTTATCTCTTGAATTAAGATTTTTCCATTTATCAATAAGAGTTAAAGCCTCTACTTGCTCATCTCTTGATAGAGCATCAAATGATTTTATATTTTCTAAATTAATCATAGGTGGAGAGCCAATGGGTTTTAAAGGACATTACTGACTCTCCTGACATACTGTGTGGGAGAGAGGAGATATGTGAACATCCACAAACAAGCATGTCAATCAGACTTTACCCCATTCTTTGCCTTCAAACAACAAGGCTTCTGCGTTTCTTCTTTTCATTAATCCTTCATTTGGCACACCAGAGACTTTATTCCATCTTTTAATTTGTTCGGGTACTTCACTAAACTTTCTATTGTTTACAACTTTTAACATGGTTGAAGAACTTAAATTAGTCGGTCCAAGATTAAAAACCCATGATACAAGCGCGTCAAATTGATTTTGATTTAATTCTACATCTACCATATCGTTTATGTAGCCTTCGTACTCGTGTAACTCGTGTGCTAGTAAATCTTCTGCATCTTGTTTGCTTATTGTCATACCATCTTGCACAGGACTGCCGTCTATAAGTTTTAGGCTACCAAATCCAATAGTAGCCTTATTTGCGGCGCATCTATAACTAACTACGTTGCCATTATCATCTGTAGGACATCCTTCAAAATATTTAATTAAATCTATACCATCTTGCGATATTTGCATTTTATTTATCTCCTGTTTTGGTTGTAGTAACAGTTCTATAATACACAACCACTTCTTTAAGTTCATTTATATACCTTTTAAGTTCTTGCATGTTGTAAGCCATAATTTCATAATCAGGTATTGTCATAGCCAAAAAGACTAATTCTCCTTCTTGTTCTTCTATTCTTGCAAGTTGTTCTTCCCAATTATCAGGCGTGACAACAATCCACATAGGTTCTTTTAAATCTATTTCTCTAGGCATAATAGGTTGCACTATTGTCCTGTCTAGTGGTTTTGCCGTAACCTCTATCTGCTTAGTTGGAATTAGGCTGCAACTGCAAGCCATCATCAAGGTCATCAACAACATTGCTGAGTTTCTCGATTTCTTCCATAATGTGTTTTGTACCATTATTTATTTTCCTTTCCATTTCTACCGGGTCTGCAAGTATTTTTGCAGACAGCTCATAGTCTTTTATAAACTGTGTGTATCTGTTTAACTCTCTTTGTGCCGCTTGGCTTTTAATTACAAGGTCATTTAATTGTCCTGTTTGTAACTCAAAATCATTTTGTAAGCTTGTGATTGCTTCTTCTTGTGTGGCTATAGCACCTTCTAAAGCGAGATTGTTAGCTTTAAGTGTGGTATTTTCTTGATACAGCCAATAGCCGCCTAGGCCTAAAACAAAAATTATATCTATTAACATTTGTTGCATTACATGTCCTCTATTATGTAATTTAAAC